ATCGGGCCGGCTAGTCGAAAAAAAGATAATGCGAGAAAAAAACACAAATGTGAAGAGTATAAAAAAGAAGAGCCGAGATAATTGGATATATGCTTATTATCAAAAAGTTAAGGACGGCTCCATTTGTGTAGGGGAATATATCAGGCTAATTCTTGAGTATTTGATTCATGGACTTGAAGATAAGTCCTTTTTTTATGATCAAAAGAAGGCTGACGATGCGATTGACTGGATAGAAACGCATGGATTTCACACAGAAGGCCGTCTTGCACCGGGGCCACTTGTTTTGGAACTCTGGGAGAAGGCATTTATCGCTTCTTTGTTTGGAATTGTCGATAAAGACGGATTCAGGCAGTTTCGAGAGGTCGTTTTGATCATAGGCCGTAAAAACGGCAAAAGTTTACTCGCGGCAGCGATTGCAAAGTACGTTTGGCAGATCGAAGGCGGATTTGGTGCGAAAGTGTATAATATCGCTCCGAAACTCGACCAGGCAGACATTATATACAACAATATATGGCAGATGACTCTGTTGGATCCGGAATACCAACAGATGAAAGAGGCTTTATCTGAAAGAGATTACCATAACAAGAAGTTGCAGGATGACTCGGAGCTTCCAAGACACAGGATGTCCGATCTGTATATTATCTCCACTAATGCACAGGTAAAGAAAATAGCTTTCTCAGCAAAGAAGTCAGACGGATTCAATCCGAGTTTATGTGTATGTGATGAAATAGCTTCATGGGAAGGCGATGCCGGTCTGAAGCAATACGAAGTTATGAAATCCGGTATGGGCGCAAGGGAAGAAGGGATCCTTCTCTCTTGTACCACTGCCGGTTATATAAATGACTCGATATATGATGAAATATTTAAGAGATGCACACGATTGTTAAAGGGTGACAGCAAAGAAAAGAAGCTGTTGCCTTTTTTATACACCATCGATGATCTCGAAAAGTGGAATGACATCAATGAACTTCGCAAGAGCAATCCTAATCTTGGCGTTTCTGTGAGTGTGGATTTTATGCTCGAAGAGATTGCTATCGCAGAGGGATCTCTTTCGAAGAAGGCAGAGTTCATCACGAAATACTGCAATATCAAGCAGAATAGCTCGCTTGCATGGTTAGACACTTCCACAGTCAATAAGTGCTTCGATGAGCATCTCGATCTGGAACAGTTCCGGTCTAGTTACGCGGTATGTGGTATTGACTTGTCACAAACGACAGACTTGACTGCTGCAACATGCGTTATCGAGAAGAATGGTGAGTTATACGTCTTTGCGAAGTTCTGGCTGCCATCTCAAAAGATAGAAGAGGCCATAGCAAGAGACGGAGTTCCATATAACATATACATTCAGCGCGGATTGATAGAAGAATCCGGTGAAAACTATGTTGATTATCATGACTGTTATAACTGGCTAGTCAGTCTCGTGGAAGATTATGAGATATTGCCACTAATGACAGGATATGACAGATACTCGGCACAATACCTGATACAAGATCTGGAAACATACGGTTTTCGTTGTGATGATGTGTATCAGGGAGATAACCTTTGGGGAGTATTACAGGAAATGGAAGGACTCTTCAAAGATGGTCGAGTTCATTGCGGAGACAATGATCTGCTCAAGATTCATTTATTAAACTCAGCAATCAAAATGAATGTTGAGAGAGGAAGAGGAAAGCTTATAAAGCTTAATGCAAATGCACATATAGACGGATGCGCAGCACTCGCTGATGCGTTTTGTGTGCGGCAGAAATGGTATGCAGAAATAGGAGAGAGACTCGCGAACGAGGTTTAACATGGGATTTTTTGATTTGTTTATGAAAAAGGCTCCGAAGCCAAAAGGAGATTATAAGGGATCATTCAAGATGCTTAATGGATATGAGCCGAGGTTCACATCTTGGGGCGGAAACTTGTATGAATCAGAACTTATCAGATCGGCAATCAATGCCCGGGCGGTCCATATCTCAAAGTTGAAGTTTGAGAGCGTGGGAGCTGCGCGGCCTGCCTTACAGAACAAACTCGCAAAGGCTCCGAATCAGTTCCAAACATGGAGCCAGTTCCTTTATAGGCTTTCGACAGTTCTGGACGTTCATAACACGGCATTCATAATCCCGATATATGACAAGTATGGCGAACCGAGCGGAATATTCTGCCCGTTGCCTGCAAATGTCGAGGTTATTCAGTATAACGATGTTCCGTATCTCCGGTACGACTTCCGGTGGGGAGAGAGAGCCGCGATCGAGTTGGAATATTGCGGAATCCTCACGAAGTTTCAGTATAAGAATGATCTGATGGGGGAAAATAATCACGCTTTATTCCCGACAATGGATCTTATTCATATACAGAACGAAGGAATACAAGAAGCCGTGAAGAGTTCTGCTACATATCGCTTCTATGCACAGGTAAATAACTTCACAAAGGCTGATGACTTGAAAAAAGAGCGGAAACGCTTCAGCGAAGAGAATTTCAGCAGAGAAGCAGAAGGCGGCGGACTTCTCCTGTTCCCGAATACATACACAAACATCAATCAGGTCAAGTCACAGCCTTATACGGTGGCGGCAGACGAAATGAAGCTGATTGAGAAGAATGTATATCAGTATTTCATGGTTAACGAGGATGTTTTACAGAACAAGGCTTATGGCGATGCGTGGTCCGCATTCTATGAGGGTGCGATTGAACCATTTGCGGTACAGTTCTCCGAAGTCATGACGAAGATGCTCTTCACTTTGAGAGAACAGAGCCAGGGCAATGAGGTCATGCTTACGGCAAACAGGCTCCAGTACATGACGAATCAGGACAAGCTCAACGTATCAAGTCAGTTACTCGACAGGGGAATTTTCTCAATAAATGATGTAAGAGAAATTTGGAACCTTCCGCCTGTTGAAAACGGCGACGTTCGCATCATAAGAGGCGAGTATTGGTCGGCGGATGAGAAAATCAACGAAGAAAGGATAAATGAAAATGCGTGATAGAGAATGTAGGTTCATGGAATTCCATATGGACGATCAGACAGATGAAGAGAGGCATTATATCGTAAAAGGATACGCTTCGACATATGAGCCTTATTACATGATGACATCTGATGATGGCACGGAATATTTTGAGAGAATAGATCCTCATGCTTTTGATGATGCTGATATGTCAGATACAGTTTTCCGCATCGATCATGAAGGATCTGTGTATGCCAGAACATCAGCCGGAACATTGAAAGTATGGGCCGATGAACACGGTCTCGCAAATGAGACTGATTTAAGTAGGACGCAGAAGGCAAGAGATTTGTTTGAAGATATTGCAGCAGGCAATTATCCGAAGATGTCTTTTGCTTTTGTAGTCGCTCCGGACGGAGATCATTTCGACCGGGCAACACATACAAGGGTTATTGACCGGATTGCCAAGGTGTTTGACGTCTCGCCTGTGAGCTTTCCGGCAAATCCTACCACAGAATTGAGCGTATCGACTCGCGACTACTTCAACGGAGTGATTGAAGCAGAAAAAGCGGAGAGACTTGAGCGAGAGAGACGTGAGATTCAGAAAAGACGTATAAAACTTTTATCAGAGATTTAAGGAGAACGACTATGGAGATCAAAGAAATGACAGTTGAGCAGCTTGAAGAGCGCAAGAATGCAATCGTGGCTGAACTCGACAACGAAGGTGCAGATCTGGATGCACTTGAAAACGAAGTTCGTTCCATAAAGGAAGAACTTGAGTCCAGAGCAGCAGAAGAGGCGAAAAAGGTTGAAATCCGCAAGACAGTAGCAGAAACAAAAGCTCCTGTTGTTGTAGAAAAAGTTGAAGAGGAGAAAAGAGAGATCATGACAAACGCAGAAGTTCGCGCATCAAAAGAGTATATTGATGCATTCGCACGTTACCTTGTATCAGAAAATGATGCAGAAGTTAGAAGCCTTCTCACAGAGACCGTTTCGGGTTCAGTTCCCGTTCCGGCTATCGTTGATGAGATAATCAGAACAGCTTGGGAGAAGAGCGACATTCTTTCAAGAGTTAAGAAAACCAACATCAAGGGCAATCTCAAGGTTGCTTTCGAGCTTTCAGCAGATGGTGCTTATGTTCATACAGAAGGAACAGCAGCTCCTACGGAAGAGAGCCTTACGCTTGGTATCGTTACCATGATTCCCAAGAACATCAAGAAGTGGATCCGCGTTTCTGACGAAGCAATCGCAATGGGCGGCGAGATTCTCGTTCGTTACATTTACGATGAGCTTACATATCAGATCGTTAAGAAACTCACAGAGCTTGTTATCGCTGATATCGCAGGCGCACCTACAACAGCAACATCATCGGCAGCAGCTGTTTCAGCTATCACGCAGAATCCTGCACTTACCACAGTTGCAACGGCATTCGCTAATCTGTCAGATGAGGCACAGAATCCTGTTATCATCATGAATAAGCTTACATACGCTTCATTCATTGGCGCACAGGCAGGCGGAAACTTCTCATTCGATCCGTTTAACGGACTTCCCGTTCTGTTCAGCTCTGCACTTCCTGCATACACAAGCGCATCAACGAATCAGGTTTATGCTATCGTTGGCGATCTTGCAGGTGTTCAGGTTAATTATCCTGAAGGCGAAGGCATTGTTATCAAGTACGATGATCTTTCAGAGGCTGAAGCTGATCTTGTTAAGATCGTTGGTAGACAGTACGCAGCTCATGCTCTGACAGCGAACAAAATGTTCTGCGTAATCAAGAAGAGCGCATAATCTATGAAGGTTAAGCTCTTAAAAGATGCGAGAATCTGGCACAAAGCCGGGGAGATCCTTGAGGTTTCCCCGGAAGAGTGCTTTTTTCTTACGTCAACAGATGGCGCGATAGAAGTTGATGCTGTCAAGGCTCCTGTCGAGGCTGTCGAAGTTCCGGAGAAGAAGGTCGAGGCGAAAGTCGAGACTCCTGAAAAGAAGGCTCCGGTAAAGAAAACAACGGCGAAAAAACCGGTTGCGAAGAAGAAATGAAATTATTGATTGCTATTCCTTCAAATGACACAATGCCCTTTCAGTTCGTTGAAAGCCTTACCAAGTTAATCAGAAGGCTTGATGCAGACGGCCTTGATTATGACGTGGCATTCCAGGGTGGAACACTTGTTTATGTTGGCAGGGATAAACTTGCAAAAAGAGCCATTGAAGGCGGATATACGCATGTGCTGTGGCTTGATTCGGACATGGTATTCACAGATGATCTGTTCGAAACTCTGTTTGATGCCGGGAAGGATTTTGTCACAGGTATAGCACATAGCCGGAGAGAGCCTTATCAGAGCTGCTTATTTACGGATTTATATCCCTGTCCGCTTAAACATAAAGGCGATTATCCCAGCGTATTATTCAAAATAGCGGCATGTGGGTTAGCCTGCGTGCTGATGAGGGTGGAGATACTAAAAGCGGTCTGGGATAAAAACGGCACAGCGTTCTTTCCCGAGATGAATCTGGGAGAGGATGTGGCATTCTGCAAAAGAGCCACAGAGTCAGGGTATGAGATATGGGCGGAGCCGGCAGTAAAGGTCGGCCATGTCGGGCAGCATGTCATCTATCCCGAGTATGAGGAGATATATAGGAATAGCATGGGAGCGTGAAATGTTAGAAAGAGTGAAACTTGCCTTAAGAATTACATCAAATGTGTTCAATGACGAGCTGAACGGACTTATTGCGTCCGCAATGCTTGACCTGGGTATTGCCGGGGTTGTTCTTCCTGATCAGTTGGATGAGGTCTGCAAGACGGCCATTATCACATATTGCAAGATGAACTTCGGAAACCCTGACAATTATGATCGTCTGAAGAGCGCATACGATGAGCAGAAGGCTCAGCTTGGCATGGCAACAGGCTATACGGAGTGGGAATAATGGATGTTCAAGGACTTTTAACGATATGTTCACTTGAAAACACGGCAACAGCCGGACATAAACCCGAAGAGAAGCTTGTTGTTATTGAAACGGCATATTACGAAGAGCGCACGGCAGGAATCACTCGGATATATCAGGCTTCAGGCGCAGACAGGAGATTTGATCTGCTTGTCAGGTGTTTCAACACCGAAGTGCCAAGAGAAGGCTTGTATGTGGTTATTGACACAGAACAGTACCGAATAGACTTATGTCAGAAGATCATAGGTCATGACGCGGTAGATCTGACGCTTGTCAAAGTGGAGAATTATTACGATGTCATTAGTTTCTAAATCGCAGAAAATCCTTACAATTCTCAATTCTATTGAGGGATTGAAAGCATATCATCTGTTTAAGCCGGCAACGGTCAAAGCGCCGTATGCGGTATGGCAGGAAGATTCGGAAGGGCAGAGTTTCCACGCAGGCAACAGGAAAGCTGAACAGGTGCTGACGGCCACAGTCGATTATTACACGCTCTCAGAGTTTGATTCAATGATAGATAGTATTCAGGTGGCATTCAATGAAGCGGAGATAGCTTGGAGGCTTAACTCCTTTCAATATGAGCTTGAGACAAATCTATTACATTATGAATGGTTGATAGAGGTTATCTGATGGCAAAGTTTAAGTTCGAAGGTGTTGACGATCTGATTGCTCAGTATGAGAAACTTGAGCGCAATTCGCTCGAAGTTATCGGCAAGGCGATATACAACGGCGCCGGAGTGGTTATGAAGGCTGTTTCGGTTGCGGTGGACTCGATAAGCACAGATAATCGATTTGGCACGCCACAGAACCAGACATCGGGGCCGACAACGATTCAGAAGATGGGCCTTGTTCAGTCGCTTGGTATTACCAAAATGCGAGCGGACGGAGACTTCTGGAACGTCAAGATCGGCTTTGATGGCTATAACAATGTCAAGACAAAGAAGTGGCCACAGGGACAGCCTAATTCAATGGTCGCAAGATCAGTTGAATCCGGAACATCCTGGATGGCAAAACAACCATTCATGCGCCGAGCAGAACAAAGTGCTATGGCACCTTGTGAAAAAGCAATGGCAGAAACAGTCGATAAGGAAATCGAAAAGTTAACAAAATAAGGAGAAACGAAAATGGCAAACGGAAAAGTTATTACAGGTTATTCAATGCCGATTGTTGCAAAGTATTCATTTTCTAGCAACACAATCAGCTACAGCGATGTGATGCCGCTTGCAAGAGGAGTTGAAGTATCAATGGACGTTGATACCGGAGATGCAACAAACTTCTATGCGGACAACACTATTGCAGAGGCGGTTGCAGGACAGTTTAACGGAGCAACGGCAACATTCACAGTTGATGGTCTTAAGGATGCGGCAAGAACCCTGATCGCAGGTCTTACAACCACGGGAAGCATCACGGTTGGCGGAAATACAATCAGCACAGTTGTTTATGATGATCTTCAGGTCATTCCTTATGTGGGAATAGGATTTGTTGTTCGTTATATGGAAAACGGTGTGACAACGTATGCTCCTGTTATATTCCCGAAGGCACAGTTCTCGCCCGAAGGACTTGAGGCAGCTACACAGGGCGAGGAAGTTGAGTTCCAGACCACAGAGCTTGAGGCAACGATCATGAGAGCTGACGATGCTAACCATTCATGGAAGGTTATCGCAGAAGATCAGGACACGGAAGCCAAGGCGGTTGCAGCTATAAACGCATACTTCGGTAACGGTGCATATACGGTATAAGGAGAGTCGATATGGAATACAAAGGCAGAAAAATAGGGTTTAAGCGTTCGGTCGGAGCAATGCAGGAGATTGCAAAGCTTGCGCCGGGCGGAGACGTTAATCGTTTCGGAGAAATATTCAATGCAGAAAACATGGGCGCTTCCCTTGAGGGTGGCGCTCAATTTCTTGCAATTCTGAACAAGTGGTATGAGAAATCACTTGTGTTCGAGATCGAGGGTTATAAACCCGATCCGGTTCCGCTTGATTGGTTCCTGCTTCTTGATATTGAGCAGTTTCAGGAGCTTCTTGATGAGGCAATGAGTCAGTTCATGGAAGATGATAAACCAACCATTGAAGCGGTCGAGCCTAAGGGTGGTAAAAAAAACGAATAAATGACAATGACAAGATAGAGCTTAATCTGTCTTGGTATTTGTTTTATGGTCGTAAGCTTGGGATGAGCAAGTATGAGATCCTTTGCACAACGACCGGGGAGATGTCTGATATGTTTGCGTGCATGGCAATATATGCCGGGGCAATGAAACCTAAACGTAAACAATCTATGGAATCTATTATCTTTGACATGAAGGGATAATCATGGCGGTACAGATCGGGCCGAAAATCGGTATAGAAGGCGAAAAAGAATATCGTTCGCAGATAAGTGCAATCATTGCGCAGACCAAGCAGCTTGATTCTGCTATGGACGCGACTGCGGCAACATGGAATGCAAATACGTCTGCAATGACGAAGAACAAAGCGGTTGCGCAGAACCTTACTCAGCAGATTTCTATGTATGAGTCCAAGATTGCGGCAATGAGCGCTATGCTTGAAGCCTCTCAGGCGAAGTTTGGAGAGAATGCGACACAGACACAGAGATGGCAGACTGCCATAAATGATGCGAATGCTTCTCTTGCAATAATGAAGCAACGGCTGAGCGGTCTGGGAAATGCCGCAGAGTTTTCGGAGCTGTCAACCAAGATTGCTGATTTTGGCACAAAGATGCAGAATATCGGCCAATCTTGGATGGCAGTTGGGCAGAAACTTACAATGTCATTGACATTACCGATCGCGGCAGCAGGCACAGCGGCTGTAAACCTTGCAAGCGACATGAATGAGTCCGCAAACAAGGTTGATGTTGTTTTTGGATCTATGAGCGAGAGCGTCAAAGAGTTCGCAGCAACAACAACGGATATGTATGCGATATCCGAAGGCAAAGCATTGCAGATGGCTTCTGATTATGGAGCTATGGCGACATCAATGGGCCTCTCGGAGCGTCAAGCGGCTGATCTTGCAATCTCTATGACAGGTCTCGCCGGAGATATGGCATCATTTCACAATGCGAGCGTTGAAGTGGCATCAAACAGTCTCAGGGGCGTATTCACAGGCGAAGCTGAATCATTAAAACAGTTCGGTGTAGCGATGACAGAAGCAAACCTGTCCGACTTTGCGGCTAAGCATGGTCAGGTTTATTCGCAAATGTCTCAGGGCGAGAAGATAATGGCTCGTTATCAGTACCTGTTAGAGTCTCAAAGCGATGCAATCGGTGATGCTCAGAGAACAATGGGAGAGTTCGCAGGAAGCACAAGGCATTTAAAGGCGGCTCTTGAAGATGCAGGAGCGGCACTCGGGCAGGCTATTATTCCGATCATTACTCCGATGATCAATATGCTGACGAAGTTGGCACAGTGGTTCTCAAATCTTCCTGCACCGATTCAGAAGTTTATTGCAGTGCTCCTTCTGATAGTGGCGGCAGCCGGGCCAGTGATCTTGATAATCGGATCTTTAATGGCAGCGTTTGGTAGCATAATTACAAATGCTCCTATTGTTGCTGCAGCATTGACCAAGGTTGCAACAGCACTCATAACCACAGAAATTGCCGGATTGCCGCTTTTGGGATTTCTTGGTTTGCTCGCCGCGGCAATAGCAGCAGGCGCAGCAGCAGGATATCTTTTGGCAGAGAACTGGGATTCGATTGCAGAAGCTGCTTCTAATTTGGGATCGAGTATTGTAGAAGCCGCAAACAAGTTTTTGACATTCAGAGAAGCACTAAAACAAGTAGGGAAAGGTGCGCTTGACTCACTTGTTGCTGAGTTCAAGGAACTTCCCAAGAAAGTTGTTAAGGCAATACAGGACACAATTACAGAAGTCAAACAGGCTTTTGACCAAATGATCCAGAATGCCAAGACAAGCGGCAAGGATTTTGTTGAAGGATTTGTGCAGGGAATAAAAGAAAAAGTTGATAAGGTTGTCAATGCGGTTAAGGATATCGCGAAGACAATACAGGACTTTCTCGGATTTTCTTGTCCGGATAAAGGGCCGTTGCATGAATACGAGACATGGATGCCCGACTTTATGATGGGCCTTGCAAAAGGTATTCGCGGAAGCATGGGATATGTTAAAGGTGCGGTCGGTGATGTTGCCAAAACAATGGCTCTTCCGCTTGATTCAAATGCACCTATGAACATGGCACTTGCCGGAGCCGGAGCAAACGGATCTTCCTATGTTGGCGGAACAACCATGAATGTCTATGTTGACCACATAAGCGAGCTGAATGATCTGTTAAGGATTCAGAATCAGGCGCAGCAGATGTTGAGGATGGGAGCAAGATGAGTAACACAAATTACGATGTTGAATTACCGATAATATATAGCGATGTATATAAGCATTATATTCCGACATATACAGTTGCAGCTCCATTCTTTTATCATGACATGGAGTATGGTAACAATAGTTATAGTTATAACTATTTTGTAAGCTTTGATGATGGTCAGGAAACAGAACTTGGATATACATATTTTAACTCTCCGGGAACATGGGCAATAAATGCGGATTGGGATAAATACGCAAAACCTCAAAGAGTAGCCGGGGATTATATGCAAGGCAACAAATACATTCAGGATTCGGGGGTTCGTAATAAGGTATATCTCAGGAACCCTTGGAGAGATAGGGTGACATTTACAACGTCTAATTGCGCTGTAAATGTTATGTATTCTGCAAAAGCCGCTTTTGAGGTTCAATGGAACTTAACAGGTTTTGCGGCAAATTCAAATGCGTTTTTCAAGTGTTCAACAGTTCAGAAGAATACATACGAACAGTATGAATGGACGGCTGCGACAGTTTATTACAAAAAAAGCGAAGATCCGACATATACATCTGTGGTGGGAACTGTATCGGGATCATGGTCTGATGTCCTTATAAACACAAGCATCAATTTTCTTGATGGCTACACTTATGATGTATATATTGTTGCGACATCCGATGATGGAGAAACAGCACAGACACCGGTCGCTCAGTTTACAACCGTAGACGCAGATGCTGTTGCGGCTTGTATTTCTCCTTCTGGGGCCTTCACTTCGGGAGATGTGACGTTTGTATGGTCTCACGCGACAGAATACGGCACGCCTCAGTATGCGTATGATCTTCAGTATTCCAATAACAACGGAAGCTCATGGACGACTGTTGCGAGCCATGTAATCAGTCAGAATACGACCGATTCTGCAACATTAACTGATGCAGGAGTTTATATATGGCGCGTCAGAACATATAACTCGAATGACGTTGCCGGAGAATGGGCGGAAGCAACATTTGTCAATCAGGTTCCTGCTAATCCCCCGACAAACCTTCAGATCACAACCAAAGGCCGCCCGACAGTATCATGGGCCTCTGTATCACAGACGGCTTATCAGGTTCAGTTCCTTTTAGGTGATTCCGTTGCTTATGACAGCGGCGCAGTTTATACGTCAGAGACAAGCCATTTCGTGAATCAATACTTTGATGACACACGTTCTTATGTGGTTAGAGTTAGAGTATATAACGCTTTGGGAGAAATATCCGAATGGATATCGTCAGGATATCAGCAGCCGATTGTAACTGATGTTGAGTTTACTGTCGAAGCAAATGAAGGCGGCGGCGCGGCATTAACTATTACTCCGAAGGTAGATTTTATAAAATACTTTATTTTGCGAAATAATAAGTTGATTGCACAAGCTCCGGGAGAAATCGATGGAGTTATTACATATACGGATATCTATGCAAATGGTCTGACGAATTACAGCGTTGTCGGAGTAACATCCGGGGATCAGTCGGATATTCAGACACAGGGCGTGAGAGCATTATATCCTTATGCAACAATCATTGCTCAGAATGGTCAGCAGTTTACGGTCAATAAGCGTGTGGATGCTGCTTATGAGATCCAGACATCCAATCAGGCTGATATAAATAAGGCGAACTTCATCGGGGATAACTTCCCGACACATTATCCGAGCGATATGCGACTTAAGTCATTTACGGCTACCATGTTTGACGATCAGGGAATTGTCGAGGATCTGCTTGGAACACTTGTGTTTTATGCGGATAACTTTGGCAATGGCGGTTGGTGCATGGTTACGGCCTATGACAAGACGGATAACTTCGTTCAGAACAGCCGGGGAATATACGCAAATGAGGTTTCCCTGACATTAGAGGTAACAAACTATGATGATTCCATCGAATACCCATTATAAATGGCGGCTCGATATAATCAGAAAACACGTTAAGATCGGTGAGGCGCGGATTAAATCCTGTAAGGTTGATTTTGTTGAGGATGCAGAAGTCACACGGACAATGAAGGCTTCTATCCCGATAGATGGCCTTCAGCTTGCAGGAATCCGCGTCAAACAGGATGAAGATCTGATTTATTTTGATGGCACTAGGTTCTTTAATGGAACTTGGTGTTTTACTTCTGTCGCAGGAAAATGGCTTGAAGTCAAGAACACTTTTGATATGTTCTCAGATCGGCTGCGTCCTGTCATGATTATTGACGGAGAAGAATACAATTTCGGTGATTACATGGTCATCGCGGCTCCGTTGACGGATGACGGCAAAGAATATCTTTATGAAGTTGAAGCTTATGACGAGACCATGACGTTAAAACAGGCGGCACTAACCGAGAGAAAGTATTATCCGGCAGGAACATCTTACATGACGATCATCGGGGGCCTGTTGACTGACTGCGGTCTGGCAAAGGTCATTGAAGATCCGACCGATGCAGTTATAACAATCGACCATGAATATCCAATCGGGAAGCAATATCTTGAGTTGATAAACGAGCTTCTTGACGAGATTAGTTATTCGCACATATATGCAGGCCAGAGCGGTTATATCTATCTGACACGGAATATAACGAAGCTTGCGGCGGATTATGTGTATAACGATGATAATTCGACCATTGTTGATTCAATCAAGACTGATACAGATATCTATTCTCTGCCGAATGTGGTCATCGGTTATGTGTCATCCCCGGATATTCCGACTGTTATGAAATATAAGAGGGTTAATGACAATCCCGAATCGGTTATTTCCACGGTCAGAAGGGGATATAACGTGGTCGAGGCATTTGAATTGAACGACTGTCCTGATGCAGAAACGCTTCAGCTTGCGGTTGATAACAAGTTTTTAGAGTCAACACAGGCAACGGAAAAGGCATCAATATCCACTATGCCGGACGGTAACCATCCGTTCGGAAGTTATGTCAGTCTTGGACAGAATGGAACGAATACTTTGTTCAGAGAGGTTGGATGGTCAATCGATTTCGGCGGAAAGATGTCACATGATTTAGAGAGGAAGGCTTTTGTATGATACTCGGAACCATAAGCGCAGTTGATGCCGACAATGGACTTCAGCTGATTATTGATGGCGAGGATTTGCCTACAACAAAAAAATACACATATATGGCGAGTTATGTACCGACAGCGAATGACAGGGTTCTGATCGAAGAGATAAGCGGTTCTTATGTCATTATGGGAAAAGTCATCAATGAAGTGAGCGCAAGTGGAATTGCAAGGACGGCAGATACGGCGACAAATGCAACGAATGCTGTGAATGCAACAAATGCAACAAATGCAACAAACGCAACGAATGCGGACAGCGCGTTGACGGCTGCTAAAGCAACACAAGCGGACGGGTTAAGCAATTTGGCTCCAAGTCAGTACGGCGCGCTTGTGACAAATGTCAACCGCTCATATAGTTCACAGCTTGGCGGATATTATGTTTCTGATATCAGTCTGAGTTTAGCCACAAATTATGTAACAAAATAAAAGGAGAGAACAATGCCTAATTTACGCGGTAAAACATGGACAACAACCACTCCGGCGAATGTCGAAGATGCTCAATACTGGGAAGATCATTTGATCTCTGATACAGCGGCTGCAAAGGCCGCTTCTTCAGTTCAGACGGTAAACAACACTCCGCCTGATGCAAGCGGAAATGTTGACGTTGTGGCTCTTCCTTCCGGGGGAACACTCGGACAGGTTCTGACAAAGCAATCTTCTGTTGATGGAGATGCTGATTGGGAAGATCCGGCAAGCTCGGGGCATACCATAGAAGATGAAGATGGCAACACAATGCCTTATCAGTCAACACTTCAGTTCACGAATGCCGAGGTTACGAATGATACTGTGAACAGTAAGACAGTTGTGGATTGCAAGGGTGCCAAAGGTGACGCGGCAACGGTCACAGCAGGAACAACAACAACACTTCCGGCAGGATCTTCGGCAACGGTAGTCAATTCAGGAACCACATCAGCAGCTGTGTTTAATTTTGGCATTCCGCAGGGAGCTGATGGAGCAGACGGAACGGATGGTGTGAGTGTCACAGGTGTTACGCTTCTGTCAACATCTGGCAAGGTTAAGACATACAGAATGTCATTTTCCGATGGTTCACATTTTGATTATAACGTCACGGACGGATCTGACGGAACCGGAGCCGGGGATATGCTCCAGAGCGATTACGATCCGCTCAGCACAGTATTGAATGCCGGGGGCATAGCTGATTATGTGCAAAGTCAGGCCTATATGCTTCCGACAGCGGCATCGAATATTCTCGGTGGTGTAAAGGTAGGAACAAACCTGTCGATTGATGGGAATGGCGTTCTGAGCGCAACAGATACAACGTATTCTGATGCGACCACAAGCGCATCAGGCCTTATGTCGGCAACGGACAAGTCAAAGCTTAATGGAATCGCATCGGGAGCCGAGGTCAATGTTCAATCCGATTGGAATCAGGCTGATAGTACGGCTGATGATTATATAAAGAACAAACCGACCATTCCTGCGGCACAGATTCAATCGAACTGGGGACAGACGGACAACACGAAGCTTGATTATATTCTGAATAAACCGACTATTCCTGCGGCAGCCAACAACGGACAGTTGACTATTCAGAAGAACGGCTCAACAGTTCAGACGTTTTCTGCCGATCAGGTATCAAATGTCACAGCCAACATCATCACAGATGATTGGGTAAAGGTCGCATCCGTATCAAGCGGATCAGTAACCTTCAGCGGAATAGATGACAGCGGCAATTATGGATATGAGGTATTCTTTAATATCACAAGTTCAAGTACCAACAAGAACCCGTCAGCGCAGTTATCGGCTATATCGGGAGAAGGTACAAGTAACATGAGTTTGACATATACCACAGACGCAGACAACGGAACAAATAACGCGAAACTTCGCAGGATAAAGTAAAGGAGAGAGAGTATGGAAACAAAATATTTTGTGGCAAGAGCGTTCAGATACGCAAACGAAGGACACGCATGGGAGTACAAGCTTGTGGGAATGTATGACAACGTATCAGCAGCAAGACAGGCATATTTCTCAAACATGGGTTCAATCATCAAGGATAGCAACGATTTCGCAATGTGCATCCTGTATGACAACTATGGCAACGTGCTTGAGAGCGCTTATGACAGCACATATGTCGCTCCGGAGCCGCCCGAACCGAACGAAGGGGAATAATTGATGCAAAAGGGGTGTCATTTTGGTAGTGGCACTCCTTCGCATACTATACGGAAAGCGAAATAAACATGGGAGATATAGGATTTATTTTCGGATATACGATTGTCGGGGCATTTTTGCTTGGTGCGGTGGTCGGATATTTCGTTGAGAAGATAGGAGATAAGATATGTGGCAAAGAGCATTAAGTAGTAGTGGCGGCGGTGGCGGCGGTGCTGACGATGATGTTTATGGCGTATATTTTAACAGCAATGGCGTGAACACATTTGTTAATGGCTCAACGTCTGTTTCGGTCGGAAATAGTTATGCGACGTTTTATGTAAAAAAATATACATCCGCAGACACAGCATCGAATGCCGCGTTCTATATTTATTTGTATAACGCAGATAAAACACAGCAGGAATACAGAGAATTGTCTACGCTTAAAAACTTTAGTATTCCGAGTTGGGCGGATTGGATGCAAATCTCAAGAATTAACAATCCGACTGTAAATCTTTCAATAACTTTTTCATAAACTGAAACGAAAGCGAAATAACTTAATCTTTTATCATAGCATACATTCTGATATAATGGTATCGGAAAGGGGTATGTGAAAAGATGAATTATTTTGAAATGGTTACAATGTCGGACGAAGATATTATTAAGGGCATGGAAAATCTTGCGAGAAAATTAAGAAATGCTCCCAATATTGAATCAACGTCCGAGGTTACGTTCAAAGATACCTGTTGTCTTGACATGGGGATTCAATGGTTACGCAAAGTACACGCATATAATAATCAATTCAAAGAAGAATCAAATGAAACGTAAGCGAAACAATATGAACCTACTCCGCCTCTGACTCAAGCGTACCATTGTAGGTCTTTTGCCTTGTTTGCGGTCAAGGTTAAAAAACCGCTTATTAAAATATTTCAGCGTTTGCTTTAATAGGTTTTTGCGTTGTTAAAGCAGATTTTAACACATTCAACGCGTTAAAAACACGTTAACTCACATTTTAATTCGGATATTTGAGTTAAATTCGCAAATGGTCGAGTTAAATTGCCGAGTTACAACATTTTGGCATCCTTCGGGGGTGCTTTTTTGATGGGAGAAACAGATGGATTCAGCAATTATATGTGCGCTCATCTCGGGCGCGGTAACACTTATTGGAAGCTTGACCACTTGGCGGATCACGGCCAAGAAGGATCAGGACAAGACCAGGGAAGAACTTAAGGCAAACATTGAGGGTCTGAAAGATGACATCTCCGGAGTAAATGCGAACTTTCAGCAGCAATTTGCGGTTATCGATGTCAAGATCGAGACGTTATCGAACCGGGTTGAGAAGCACAATAATGTTATTGAACGCACATATAAGCTCGAACAGGCTGTTACAGACATCTTAAGAGACAGATGAAGGGAGAATTGATATGAAAAACGGAACTCTCAACAATGGTTTGTATTTTTGGCTTAAATGGCTGTGCATCATTGTGCTTCCGGCACTCGCAAGTCTTATAGTCGGTTTGAGTCGGATATGGGACTTTGAAGTTCTGGGGAGCAACATCGCAGCCACGATCACTCTGATCGCGACATTCCTCGGCACGATCCTATGTATTTCGAATTATAACTACTATAAAAAAGAAGATAAGTCATGAATGGAATTGATATATCAAGATATCAAAAAGGAATAGATCTGTCGGTAGTGCCTTGCGAGTTTGTCATTGTGAAAGCCACGCAGGGCACTTCTTATGTTTCTCCGGAGTTTAAGAAGCAGATTAAACAGGCAGATTCCCTCGGGAAGTTTCTCGGAGTGTACCATTATGCCGGGGGCGGCGGAGCAATCCCTGAGGCAAAGCACTTCCTTGATGTGGTTTCCGATTATGTCGGGAAAGCGATCCTGTTTCTTGACTGGGAGTGGGATCAGAATCCGAACATGAATAATCCCGAGTATGCAAAGGCTTTTCTTGCGTATGTGAAGCAGGAAACAAGCATTACTCCATTTATTTACATGTCAAAGTCGGTTTGCCGTCAGTATTCTTGGGATGCGTCATATCCTTTATGGTGCGCTCAATATGCAAACTATGATCCGACAGGGTACAAGGAGAGGCCGTGGACGGACACAAAGGGCTTTGGAGCATGGAAGAGCTGTGCGATCCTGCAATATTCTTCAAAGGGACGTTTACCTGGATATGCAAAGGATCTCGATCTGGATAAGTCTTATATCAGCGGAGAAGAATGGCTGATGTATGCGAGGGGAAATATTGACACAACACCGGCAGCAGAGCCATTCCCCATGATAAAGAAGGGAGATCAGAATGAGTATGTCCGTCATTGGCAGATGTTCCTTAATCTGAACGGATATGCTTGTGGAGATGCAGATGGAATATTCGGGCCGAAAACCGAGGCTGCTGTCAAAACTTGGCAGAAAAATCACGGACTTGTAACCGATGGGATCATCGGAAAAAAGACATGGGCGAGTTTGCCCGGAATGAGTTAGGTTACCCTTATTATTTTTATACTTCCCTTTTTTTGAGCCGTTTACGGGTAATGCCGGGCGGCTCTTTTTTATTGCATCACGTTGTAATAAAGAACAAAAGAGAAATACCATGCAAAAATCAGTCTTTTGATTTCATGGGTACACATAAGGGTACACAAAAGGCAAAATACCGTTGATTTTGCGTTATTTGGTAGTATTCTTAACGATTAGTTGAGAACTGCGCATATATAGGAAATCCGCATTTTTACGTTGTTATCTTACGTTATATAACGTTATGTTATTCTTTCGTTGGTACACATAATGGTATACGCAAGGTCTACAAACGATTTACAGCTTCCAACATTACATTCAGACTAATGTGTGTATAAACTTGCGTGATATCGTTCGATTTGTGTCCGACTATGGCTTTTATTATTCTGTCATCAACACCTGCTTCTGTCATCATCGTGATAAAGGTATGCCTTGTCTCATGAATATAGTGATTAGGCAGGAATTGTTTGAAATGCCGTTCAAATGTTGTCCGGGATGGCACCTGCATGATCGGGAGCAATCCCTTCACCTTATCGGACAGAGGCACGATCCGGTTCCCTGCTTCCGTTTTCGCTTCTGTTATCTCAATATAATCTTCGTGGCAGCGGTCCGCTGTGAGATTCTGCAATTCAGAGAAACGAAGTCCTGTATATATGTAAACAAGCGAAATTCTCGCATAATCGTTGTCTTTATGATCCCAAAGTAATTGAATATCTTCTTTGCTTATGATTTCGCGTGATTTCTGCTTCTTTTGGCCTTTGATGGGTATGTTTACAGCCTTATTCAGATTAAGGGCAGAAACGGGCAATATTCCGCTTCTGACGGCATATGAAAATACCATGTTGATGAGCTGCATCATCTTTTTGAGCGTATTCTTGCTCACATCGGCGGCATCATAAACCTTCTGAAGCTCGGAGCGGTCGATATCCTTAATTCTCATATTATGAAGTGCTTTCAGGTGTCCGAAGTCGATTCTGTAACCTTTTAGCGTTCCTTCGCTCCGTTTCTGCTCTTGGATTGCATACCATTCCTTATAAACATCTTCGAGCGTTTTCTTGCTGATCGTGTACGGATCAGAATTGTATTCTGCCAGAGCAGCTTCCGCTTCTCGCCGCGTCCGGTAATATCCTTGATATTTTATTATTCTTCCGCCATCTTCGCGCCATCCGACAATTCGCCTGATTGTGTAGGGCCGCCGTCTGTTCCCGGACAGTTTGATGATGGATCCGTCTCCGTTGGCACGTCTCATCTGTTTTCTCCTATAAAAGTGTAAAAATCCATATCAAACAGTTTCAGAAGCTTAACCGTTGTGTCTATGTCCGGAGTGGATAATCCCTGCTCCCATGATGCAACGGTGTTTTTCTTTACTCCCATAAGATCAGCAAGGTCTTTTTGGCGAAGGTTCATTCTCTTCCTATTTGCAATAATATTGAGTCGCATTGCTTCCCTGATTGCTGTGTCTTTGTTTTTCATGCTCCGTCTCCCTTCTGGTATGAAAATACTAACATTTAATATTTGCGTTTTCAATATTATTTATCGGATATTCTGAATAAAAATTCAGATAATATTAAAAATTAGTATTGACAGTATTAAAAATTAGTATTATAGTCATGATGTCGGTACTAAATATTAAGACTATTGAGGAAAGGGGGTACTAGATATGGTAGGTCAAAGAATCAAGGCATATCTGACCGAGAATGGTATCAAGCAGAGCTTCTTATCTGAAAAAACGGACATTTCTGCTCAAACATTAGCAGCCATTCTGTCCGGAACACGCAAGCTTGAAGTCATGGAATATTACAGAATCTGTCAGGCACTTAAAGTCGATATGCTCACGTTCTTGGCAGACGGAGAGTCAGAGATATGAAAAGAATCAGCATCAGGGAAGCAGCTCGGATGATGCAGATCTCGGAACAAGCGGTCAGAATGTTGTGTCAGCTCGGGAAGATTCCTGGAGCAATCTGTTACGGACCGAATCATCGCAGGACATACATCATCACAGACGAGCAAATCAAAAAAATTATGAAAGGAGTATAAAGCCATGCAGAAGGGGAGAAAGTACGTTTGGGGTTGGTTTTTAACGCTTATCGGCGGACTTGGGTTATGCGGCATCGAGATGGAATCAGATCTGTTGTTCTGGACATACGCGATTATCTTCTCAATCGGAATCGGTCTTTGCTTGGCCGGGTATGAAGAATGACAAGGGTAAATGATGAGCCGTTCGTAAACTTCGCGCTGATGAAGGACATCCAGAAGGCAGCCGATGCCGGGATTATCCACCTGAATGCTCCGCTTGACAATGAATATGAAGAAAATCATCTGTCAGAGCTTGAGCGGATCTTGAAGGCATTGGACGAGGTTGAGGACTACATAACCGTTAAAACGCTGATTAAGTACCACAAGGATCTGTTTGTAAGGATTCTCGAGTACATGAATGAAAAGGAAGGGGAAAACTATGAATGAACTGAAAGATTTATTGGAAACCAGAAGAGCCGTATTGAGAGAGCATATCGCACTCGACAAGGGATGTTATAACGATCCGTTCCTATCACAGCATTCAAGGGGCCGCGTTGCCGTTGAGGAGAAATGGCTCGAAGAGACGGAGAAGCTACTCGATCTGGTTGAGCGTATTAAATAAGAAGGGAAGGAGTTAGATATGTCCACATTGTTTGAAATCACTGATGAGTTCAAGGAATTGTATGAGCTTGGTGCAGATCCTGATGTCGATTCGGAAGTTTGGGAAGATACGCTTGAGGCTCTGACCGGAGAACTTGAAGTCAAGGGAACCGGATATGTGAACGTCATCAAACAGCTTGAAATGGAAGCAAAACAGGCGGCAGAAATATCAAAGATGTTTGCCAACAAGCAGAAGGTCAGAGAAAACCATATCAAGCAAATGAAGGATGCTCTGAAGTTGGCTATGGAGAAGATCGGAACGGATGAGATTGATGCCGGGATCTTCAAAATCAAGCTTCAGACGAACGGTGGAGTTCAGCCGTTGGTTATCGATGGAGATATTCCGCAGAATATGCAGAAAATAACCATTTCTCCTGATAACGATAAGATACGTCAGTTCTTGAAGAATAATTCTTGCGAATGGGCGCATCTCGAAGAACGTGGGAAACACATTGTTATTAAGTAAAAGGAAGGAGTTAGTTATGGCAAAAGTCATCGGAGTTATGGGCGAGAGCGGAGCCGGAAAAACAACGGCAATGCGTAATTTGCCTAGCAAGTCTACATTCTATCTGGACTGCGACAAGAAGGGCCTTAATTGGAAGGATTGGCGGAAACAGTATTCGGAAGATCAGAAGAATTATTGGAAATCCGACAGTTTCAGCGTTGTTGCAGGTCTTCTCGACAAGATAGATGAGCAGGAACAGTTCAAACACATCAAATACGTTGTTATCGATACTCTGAACGGCCTTATGGTCGCGGAAGAGATGCGAATCTTGGCAATGCAGACCGGAGACAAGAGGTCAGCGTGGTCGGATCTGGCACAGAATGGATGGTCAATCATCAACAAAGCACTTGCCATGCGTGACGACCTGACAGTCATCATCCTCTGTCATTCCGAAACAATCAGCGATGACAACGGAATCATCAGAACGAGAATCAAGACAAATGGCCGTAAGCTTGAGAAGCTTGTTCTGGAATCCAAAATGACAACAGTAATATGGTCCGTCCGTCAGGATGGCAAGTACAAGTTCATTTTATCCGCAGACGGATCCACTTGCAAGGTTCCGCTCGGAGCGTTTGAGAGTGATGAATGTGACAATGACATCATGCTCGTGATTAAGGCATTGGAATCATATTGAGGTGGCAAAAATGTTTATATACAGAATTCAGCCTGTTGATTGGTGGGATGGTGCAGCCATTGCCGATTCTGTCACAACAGCGCAAATACTCGAAATGATGCCAGAAGAGCCAAGGACAGCAGATGTCTATGTTATACGGTTTCCTTATGAATCGGAAATGAAAGAAGTATATCTCTGTAAGGCTGAAAACAACGGAACAGTATATGTTTTTACGGAGTTTGATATTTTCGATACATTTGAAGACTTTGACTTATATCAAGTAAACGAAGGGAGAATAAAATCATGAAACAGTTCAACGGTTTTGTGGAAGCGCAGGAAGCAGCAAAGTATTCGGGAAGTGAAAGACTTCCGGTCGGAGCTTATGAGTGTGAGATTAAGAATGTTAAGTATGTCACAGGAGAAGACGGCAATTCTGACCGTATAGATATTCTGTTCGACATCATTGCAGGAGATCAAAAGGATTTCTTCAAGAAACAGTATGACAACAACACGGCGGAAGACAAGAAGTGGAAGGGCCGCAAGTCAATCTATGTTCCGACAGATGACGGATCGGAGCGTGACGGATGGACAAAGAACACGTTCGCAAAGTGGACAAATGCCTTCGAAGACTCCAACAAGGGTTACAAGTGGGATTGGAAAGAAGAGAAGTGGAAGGGCCTGAAGGTCGGAATCGTATTCGGTGAGACCGGAACTGTTATCGAAGGCCGTGAGATTCTGTATACAGAGCCGAGATTCGCAGTATCAATCGAAAAGGTCCGTGATGGATCCGCGCCTGCTGCAAAGTTTGTTGCAAAGAACGGTTATACAGGAACAAAACAGAATACTTCCAACAATGCCGGCTCCGAAGATTTCATGAAGATTCCCGAAGGCAAGGACGAAGAGATCCCGTTCTGATGGAAGGGTACGAAATCACAAAATGCCTTGAAAGCATGAAAATTCTTGTGGACTCTGCGGAACAGCCGACAGACGAATATCAGAAGCGGTGTGAGTCCTTCGGTGTCCCGTATGAGCGCAGGAATCTTGATTTTGCTGATTATACCTATGATTTTCTGTTACCAAACGGAAAATGGCTACACGAGACAGAATCAGCGGTCAAGGGTGATGCGGTTGTTGAGCGCAAGATGTCTCTTCGGGAGCTGTCCGGCAATCTCTGCCAGAATTGGGAGCGGTTCTGCCGGGAGTTTGACAGGGCAAGGGAACATAAAGCTTCTGTTTATCTGCTTGTCGAAGACGCATCTTGGATGAAGATCATAACAGGCAAATACGGCACAAAGTTCAACAGTAAAGCCTATTTGCATCGGTTATTGAAGCTCATAGCTCTGTATCAAATCAAGCCGATCTTCGTTCACAAGGAACTTTCAGGGCGGATGATATATGAGATTTTGTATCGGGAACTGAAGGAAAGATTGGAGTCAGGAGTATATGGATAAGTGGTGGATAAAGTTAAGCACGCAGATACAGGAACATTGGATATGGAAAAATCATGAATTTGCGTATGCGTGGATAGATCTTCTTATGATGGTCAATCGTTCTGACAACAAAGTGATGGTTGATAACGAACTGATAACAATAAAACGTGGTCAGAGACTTACAAGCATCTGTAAGCTTGCCGAAAGGTGGGGTTGGAGTCGCAATAAAACATACAAGTTCATTTTGGCATTAGAAAAGGATGGAATGCTGAAACGAACAAGTACAACGCACTATACAATCATAACCGTTGTAAATTACGGCAAATATCAGAATAAGGGAACAACGGTCGGTACAACCAAAAGTACAACGGTCGGTACAACCACAGGACAACACCTTGAACACAATATAAGAAGAGATAAGAAGGATAAAGAATATAAAGAAAGCGCTCCGCTCGTTTCTGATGAAACGGCTGCGCTTGAAGATGAAGAACCGCCTGTTCCGGGTGCGGTAAGGATGCCGAATGGCGGATGGAATTATAGGCCAGATCTTGATTGGGATGATGAGGATGAAGAATGAGTATATACGAGTTTAAGGAAGAAGATGCAGAACGCTTCGCTCGTCAATACGGTCCGGTCAAATATCATGGAAACGAAATCGGCTTCAAACTATGTCCTTACTGTAAGGGTGGAAGTAAGCAAGACAAATACACATTCTCAATAAACAGACAGACGGGAATGTTTCAATGTTTGAGAAGTTCCTGCAGCGTTCAAGGCAACATGATAACACTTGCCAGAGACTTCAACTTCGATCTGACAGAGGATGTTAAGAGATATTACAACATCCAGAACTATAACGGCAGATTTAAGAAGTTCAAAAATGCTCATAGGGTGACAGAAAGCAAGAATGCAGCTATTGAATATCTGAAAAGCAGGGGAATATCAGAAGACATCTGCCGCAAGTATGAAATAACAGTAAGACCGGACAATGACAAAGTGCTTGTGTTTCCGTTCAAGGATCCTTCCGGGGAGCTGAAGTTCATTAAGTACAGAAACACAGATTATAACGGTGAAGGTCACAAGGAATGGTGCGAAGCGAACTGTATGCCTATTCTATTCGGAATGAATCATTGCGGAGAAGGCGGAAGGCTTGTAGTCACAGAAGGACAAATAGACAGCCTGACGCTTGCCGAGTGCGGAATAGATAATGCCGTATCGGTGCCAATCGGGATGAATGGGTTCACATGGGTGCCACATTGTTGGAATTGGTTACAGAAGTTTTCGGAAATAGTTATCTTCGGAGATTGCGAAAACGGACAAGTCAGCCTTGCAGCCGAAATGAAAGTTAAATTTCCCAAGATAACAAGAGTTGTCCGCATTGAAGATTATCAAGGTTACAAGGACGCAAATGATCTGTTCCGGGCAGCAGGCAAGGATGCCATTATCAAGGCCGTTGAACAATCGGAATACATTACAAGCACAAGGTTAAAGGAAATGGCAGAAGTAAAAGCCGTGAACATTGAAAAACAGCCGTGCATCAGCACCGGAATAAAGGAAGTAGACAGAATACTGACAGGCGGATTCCATTATGGCGGAGTTGTTATTCTGACGGGAAAACGCGGAGACGGTAAGTCAACAATGGCATCACAGTTCATAGCAGATGCGCTCGGACAGGGGCATAATTGCATGATTTACTCCGGGGAAATGCCGAATGTGTTTGTCAAGAACTGGCTCGACCGTCAGCTGATCGGCAAAGCTACACTTACGAACACCGAAATCGACCGTTGTAATGCTTGGTACAGAGGCAGGTTGTTCGTCTACGATGACGCGGATCTGACAGAAGACGATGACGAGACAGAGGCACTCATTGAGATCATGGAAGAGGCAATACTTCAAAAGAACTGCGAATTGCTCCTGATAGATAACCTTATGACAGCAATGGAAGAATCAGCTCCGACAAACGAAGCGTTATACAGAAAACAATCGGAATTTGTCGGCAAAATGGCAAAGATGGCACGAAGGCTGAATGTCATTATCCTGCTGATAGCTCATCCGAGAAAAACCTTCACAAACTATGTCAGCAATGACGATGTTTCCGGTTCGGCAGACATAACAAACAAGGCAAGCGTGGTCATGACGTATTCCAGAGTTATCCATGACAAGGAAGAACCGGATCCGACAGAGCGCAAGCTCGAAATCATCAAGAACAGGCTGACGGGTAAGCTCGGAGATGTCCATGTGTACTATTCCGAGGACAGCAAGCGGATAGTAGGACCGGACAAGAAGTTTAACAGATGTTACATCAATCCGACCATTAACGGCGAGATTGAGATAAATGATGAGGAAATGGAGATACCGTTCTATGCAGATGCAAATTAAGGACATTCACGATTATTACGAGATCATCACAAAACTCTGGGGGTACTTCCGCAAGTTTTATGAGAACTATGACGCAGAAGAAGCTCTTCAGGGAGTGTATGACTTCGAAAATTGGGTTAAATACAAGGGGCCGAGGCTTTACGAGTTCGGAATGAAACTTATCAAGATAGCTTGGAAGGAAGTCGGGGAGCTTCACGAAATGAGGTTACAGAATGAAAGAAATGGAGAAGATAACTAAAAAACTATGCAGCACTTGCAAATACCGGGGCGGAACAGATCAGAAGATATCTTGCAATTACATGACTTGCACCGGACGCAGCAGGATCTTCCAAGACGGCAAGATGGCCTATGATCCGAAATACTGCGACAAGTACGAAAAAGGCGAGACGGATACATCATACAGAGACATCAACATCGTTCCGCAGCAGGCTAAAGACGAATATTGGGATTACAAGTGCGTGAAGATCAGGAAGGAGCAAAGTACCTATGCTTATAAAAATCGATAGAGAGCGGTTAAACGCGGTAATTGAGAAGATGTGTGATGACTATTGCAAGCTGCCGGACATCTGCCCGACACAGGAGAGGTTGAACAGGCATTGCGCGGAATGTCCGCTGAATAACCTTCAGTATGACGCGGAATATCCGCTTGGACGGAATGATTGGCAGGAATAGAAGGGAGATAGGGGAAGCATGAATTACAGTTTTGAAAACAAGAATCCGCTATGGCACATCCATGAAGGACTTGTGCCGAGAGTGAATCAGATCGTGATAGGTGAAGAGATCATCAACGTATATCCGACAAATGACGGACAGATGTGGTATTTCGACAAAGATGGGAAGGTGGTGATTGTGGAATGACAGGATTGGAGTGTTTAAGGCAGGAAATGGCTCGAAGAGGCGCAAATAGAGCCATGATAGAAAGCAAAACAGCGGTTATGGTGTTAGATATTCTGACAGAAGCAAATGGAGCTTATCAGAAAATGGATGATTTAGAAGGATCACTTGCAGCATTAAGAAGCAAAATATTAACAACTATTTCGCAATTAGAGAAGCTTCGAGAAGAATATAGGCAATTAAAAGAGGATTGTTCAAACTTGGAGAAGATTAAACAAGAAGCTGTTAATAAAGGACGTGAACAGACACGGAAAGAATTAGGAGAATCTCTGGATTATATAGCCAAGTTTAATGAAGCTTTGAAAGAATGTGAAACCGCAGAAGGTCGTGACGTAATGAAAACCGCACAAATATACGTTAATAGCGTAAACATTGACACAAAATACGACAACACAGCCTATATCGTGGGATTGGCGGCAATTCTATCAAATGGCAAAATAAACGCTTTGAGCGAATTGCGAAAAATAAACACAAAGCTGCCTATAAACATTAACGGCGAAGAAATAATAATCGGAGAAGAGCGATGAACGGACAAATAACAATGCAGCAGGCAATGAACAGCAGATTTTATGACAGAAACGGCAAGCTGAAAGAAGTTCCTGAATATGTGAACGAGAAACGCTGCGGAAACTGTATATATTGGCAGAGATGGTCAAAAGACGAACAGCCACCTGCCGGATGGGGAGTAAAAGGCACTTGCGGCAATTACAGAGGTCCGGGGCATTACGACACAGCGCAGACATCGTACTGTCGGGAATGGCATGAAAAACCCATGTGGGAACAGTAACAGATCGGGAGTGTTAAGGGCGCTCGGTAACGTAAACATGGTTTTTATATAGCACAAGTTACGATATCTTACATCGGCAAATGTGAGCGCCCTTTTCACATATAAGGAGAACAGGATATGACAAGAAAAGAAGCAATAGAGATTATCAACAGAGAAAATGACTCAAACGATAAAAAAGTTTGGGAACTCTTTCCCAAATGTAGAGAAGCACTTGATATGGCAATACAGGCACTATCGCAAGAGCCGAAGGTACTCAATACTATTGATTTTGCTATTGACGCAAGTAATGGAGATACGAACTATTTTGTCGGCTTTAGAAATGGTTTGCGGTATGCAAAATCACTTATTGACGGAGAAGAACCACAATTTGAAAGTTGTGCAGAGCAAGAGTCGTGTGATGATGTGGTAAGCCGTGATGCGGTTATTGAGAGATTAAAGAAAGAGGACAAGATATTATATACGACTACGGGGTTAAATTATCTAATAAGAGTAATTGAACAGTTACCGCCCGTCACACCGAAGTCAAGTGAAGATATGCCTTGTATAACACCCGAAGAAATGCAGAAGTGCAAGGATATAGTCAAGAAGTACACTCCAAAGCAAAAGCCGTGTACCGATGCCGTGAGCCGTGAGGCGGTAATCGAATGGCTTGAAAATGCGACTTATGAAGATATTATTGATGCAGTTGGTACAGAATTGAGTTTTTTACCGCCCGTCACGCAGAAATATGAAGTCGAACGGCTTAAAAAAGATGTTAAAGCAGGTGCAGAAATTTATAGATTCACATTAAACAGAATACAAAATGAGATAGAACAGGTTGAAATTAACGGTTACATAAGAGATGTTGAATGTTTTAGAGCAGGACTAAATACTGCGGTCAAGATTATTGACAAATACAAGGGGGATAAGGAATGAGCATATTTTTAGTGGGGGCGATAATTGGTTTAATAAGTTTTTTGCTTGGATATGTTTTGGGTAGAAAGTAAGGGGGTTAAGGAATGAGTGACGGATTTATAGCGGTTTTCAGTATGGGATGGATCTTCGGGGTAATAACTACACTAATCATTATGGGGGTGATGAAGCGTGATTGAGTATTTCAAATCAGAGATAGGACTGATAATCTCGATGTTTGTGGTTTTTGTCAGCGGCATTGGGATCGGAGCTGCAATAACAGACGCATTTGGAAGATGGGAGAACAAAGACGATGACAAAACACGATAAGGTTGCGCGAATCATAGGATTAGCTGATGAGCTTGGTGTCAAAATCGACACAAGCAGGAAGGAGAAAAAGCATGAGAAGTCCGTCAGGAATAAAGATCAGAAGCACAGGAAGTGATTTCGGTCACATACCGGATCCGCCAGAACCATATGAGCTGTCACTCGAAGAGAGCGAGCAGGACGAAATGCTGTATTTCTATCTCACGAACCATGACTTTCAAATCTTCGTGAACAAAGGAATGCAGACATACGGACGCACTCGATCCGAGATCCTGCAAGATCCGATTGTCCGGGAATACTATCTGTCAATGCAAAGAGGGGGTTGCAATGAGAAACGGAATAGTGACAGAAGGCTATAAGCTCAACGGATATGACGCAACATACGAGAAAACAACATTTTCTGTCCGCAAGCGGTACGAGGACAGACATAAGGTCATCAACGAAGTAACAGAGCTTAATTCCGGCATAACATTCATTTATGAGGTGAAGAAAAATGAACGAAATAGGAAAAAACATAACAGACAAACTCATTGAAATACATGGATTCGCAGATTTTGTTATCGGATTCCTGCCTTATAAGCGGTCAATGTGGAACAGCATGACTTCCGTTTATGAAGAATGTAGAAAAGCAGGAGCTGTCGCATATATTCTTCCGCTGCCGTATTATCTGATGCCGGACAAGCAGATCGTAAACGAACAGGATCTGTTTTCGGAAGAAGGTACGCTCGACATCAGTATGATCCAGAAGAAATCTTTTGATTATCTCGTTATTCATTATCCGTATGATGGAAATAACAAAGTCACATCGATGCTTCCGGAATATTACACGGCACAGCTTCGGAATTATGGGAAGGTTATTTTCATTCCTTATAGCTGCTCGCCGGGGATCTTCACGAGATTACATTCAGGACTTGCGAACATTGATTATGCGTTCTTGCGTTCAGAAGCGGAATGCGATGCCTTTATTGCTGAATGGGCGGAGCATGGAGTTGACTTCTCCGGGAGAGTGTTCGGATATGGTTCTCCGAAAATGGACGCGATGCAGAAGTGTTCCTGTGGATCCGCGACACTTGTAATCAATTCACTTGCTCCATATTTAGCAGCTCCGTTCATTAGGATTCAGGCATATCAGCACGTTATCACGAACGAGATTGGAAGAGGTCGCAAGGTTATCTTTCGTCCTCACCCGTTGCTCCGGCAGACGATCAGGAGCATGAGGCCAGACACGGAAGAGGCTTACAACAAGTTCATTTCTTGGTGTGAGACGCATGATAACGTATATGTTGACGAAACAGAGAATCTTGAACACGCTCTGGAACAGGCGGACTATCTCGTCAGCGATCCGTCATCAGTTCTTGAAATGTGGGCGAGTGCAGGCAGGAAGTTTAGAGTATTATAGGGGAGAAAAAATGGGAAAGTACAGAACACCGACATCAAACAGCAGATTCTATATTCCGAAGCAGGATTATCTCACAGCGATCCATTGGTGTCTGAGATATCCATTGTGGAAGGCAGAGCTTGAACTTGAACCGGACAGCGGCAAGGCGATCGAGTACGATAAGGATCATGTACAGACTTCAAATAACTTCGATCCGGTATCAACACTTGCAATACGCAGAGCGGAGATTGCCAGGAAGATGGAACTGCTTGAGACTACAATAAAATCTGTTGACGAAAGCATATATCAATATCTTCTTTTGGGCGTGGGATATGGATTCACGATGACACAGCTTACCGAGAAGGAGATGCCTTGCAGCCATAACTATTATTACCGGAAGCGTCAGCAGGTATTATATGAGATAGCCAAGAGAATCTGAATGTGGTACGATATATCCACAAAAGAAGGAGAGTACCGAATGGACAGAGAGTTTAATCCTGACATTGAAATGGCGAAGATCAAGGAAGAACTAAGTGAGCTGATCGAGAACACAGAAGGCAAGGACAAGGAGATGTATCAGGAACTAATGGAGTTTGCTCGTTTTGTAGAGACGCAAAAAGGAGAAGGCTATGAGTGAATTGATGCTAATTGGGATTGCAGTAGTTGCTATTGTAATAATTGTATTTGTCAAAACATGGCATGATGTCTCTAATCCGAAGAAAGATGTTTCGTATGAGCAGATCAGTCGGATGGTAAAGAAGGACATTGAACAGACAGAACAGTTGTTAAATGATATGGAGGAAGAGGAAGTCGAAGAAGAATAAGAAAAAGAAATGGGGTAATCAGGGGACGTGTCAATGTGTTATTATGATATCGGAACGAGATACGTGATAACCCAAGCAAAACTTCCATATCGAAGAGCGCAGTCATCAATCGGTGGCTGCGTTTTCTTTTGGATAACATATGAGTATGAGGCGAGAAGATCCTGAGGCGCAAGCAGCGTTCTATGGATCGCGTGCATGGAAGAGATGCAGAACAGAATATAAGAAGTCGGTCGGTGGTCTGTGTGAGAGATGCAAAGCAAAAGGATTGATTGAACCGGGATATATTGTACACCATAAGGAGTATATCAATGCCCGGAACATTACTGATCCGACCATACTCTTAAACTTTGATAACCTTGAGCTTCTTTGCATGGATTGTCACAACAAAGAACATGGCAGGGAGAAAAAGAACAAAAGGTTCATAATCGGGGAGAACGGAAAAGTTTTTTGCATCCCCCCGGTCTGAAAATCGAGATCGGCCTCGCGGCCAT